GTGCTGTACTATTTTGTGGAACTCCAAAGGGTTATGGTAATTGGTCTTATGAAATGTATCTTAAAGGAAAGCAAGATGATGATTGGGAGTCTTTTCAATACACCACAATACAAGGTGGAATGGTAACAAAAGAAGAAATAGAACAAGCTAAACAAGACATAGATATTAGAACATTTAGACAAGAGTTTGAGGGAACATTTGAAAACTATGCTGGTGCTGTTTATTACAACTTCCACCCTGTAGATAATGTTGTTAAGAAAGATATTGATTGGTCTAAACCTTTACACATTGGATTAGATATGAACGTAGACCCAATGAGTGCTTGTGTAAGTCAATTAGAAAAAGATAAATTCTATTTTGTAGATGAAATAGTTATTTATGGTTCTAATACTGATGAAATGTGCCAAGAAATAAGAGATCGTTATGGTTCTAAAATGCCTATAACTATTTATCCTGACCCAGCTTGTAGACAACGTAAAACTTCTGCTGGTGGAAGAACAGATTTATCAATACTTCAGAACGCTGGTTTTAAAGTTAAAGTTAAACATAGACACCCAGCAATTAGAGACAGAGTTAATTCAGTTAATAGTAGGCTCAAAGATTCAAATGGAGAAAGACATATTT